AGATATACCAGTTTCTACTAATTTATAGAAATATATAAAATAGTTTGTTTCAATTGCTGAATAATCTAAATTATTAATATTAACAAAACATGTAACAAATGTAACTGTCTTATTTTGTGGATAATTCTCAATACGATCAATTGGAATTGTTATTTTTGTAGCATTTTCATTTCCATTAAATTTTATTGATTGATAAAAGAAGTGCTTATAAAAACAATATATATTATATTCCGGTTGAATACGAGATATAACAACATCATGATAATAATGTTTTGGCATAGAGATTATTGTATTTCGAACTTTATTTGTGTAATTTTTATTCATATATAATATTGCATGACCACCTAACATATTTTTAACTTTTAATATATTGTTATTTACATATTTAAACGTAGATTTACCTGTATCATAATTATGTAATTTGTCTCCAGCACAATTTGATAATCCTAAATAAAATGCATCTGTATCATCTGGTATATCAATAATGAATTCATTTAAATTTATTTCTTGATTAATATCAATGTCGTCTTCTAATAATAAAAATGGGGGTGTATATTTATTAAATATATCAATAATTGCAATATTTAAACATAGTGGATAATTAATAGTGGATGATTTATAATGTATTATATTTGTAAAATTTAATTTATTTAATAATGTTTCCATGTGATTTTTGCGATTACGGTATTTTACATTATGATTTGGACAAATATAAATAGTTTGTATTTTTTTAAGATCAATTATCATATTTTATAAATATAGTATGTTTTATATAAAAATTATTATGATATTTTATTCATGACTAAAAATATAAGTACAGTAAAATAACAATCAGATAATGGGTTATGTGCTTTAATAATAGGCATTTTTACTTGTAATGTTTCATATAGTTTTTCATCAAATTCTTTTAATTTTGTATCATTTATAATATAATCTTTTTTTAAATATAGATATGATTCATATAATTTTGCAGTATTATATTTTTTAATTAATATATCATTGTAATCTGCAATATCTTTGTGATATAACTTATGTTTAACAGGTACATCATATTTACGTAAATCATTATTAAGTGCTAATAAATCCATATCTTCTTTATGAACTAGTGTCATATTGGATAAGTATTCGCGTAATTTTTCCAAGTATTGTTTTGGATTAATATTTCTTTTTTTAACTAATTCATCATTCATATATAAATTCATTATTTTATCATAATAATCTCGGTATTTACCAGATAATCTATTTTTAAACATATTAAATGATGATTTATCAATAGATTTTTGCATACTATTTATTTTTTCATCAGATAAATTACTAATTAATGTATAATTATTGGTATGAATTACTTGTTTTAATAATTCTTTAATTTGTTTATTTGGTATAAATTTAATCGTATCTTTTTTATTTTTAATAGATTCAAAATTACGAATATTAATAGAAAAGTATTTTTCTAATTCTTTCATTGCTATTTCTGTTTTTTCAGTAGTGGTACAGTATTTACTTGTTATTAATCGTAAATTAGAATTTGTTAATAATGGAAAATTAACATGTTCAATTAATATTGGGATATTATTATTTTTTTCAAATATAATTAGCCCTAATTCTAATATATGTGGTTCTTGATGGTTTGTTTGTAAAATTTGAAATTCAATATCTATAAAACCTAAATATTTAGTAGTAAATAGATCGTCTAGTATTCCCATATTAATTAGAACAGAAATATAATGGATACTATATTAATTGGAACATTACTACGTATACACGGCTTAGAATTAATGCGTAATTTATATACAAATGAACATATGGTATATAATGTATTAAATAATCAGATGACACCGTTAACTATATATTTATCTCAATATTATATAAATAATATGTATACATTATTAAATCTATGCCCACAACATATTAATTGTAATAATTATTATTGTAGGTATAATCATATTAAATATTATAATTCACATCCAGTAATCCAACCCTCGATTTTTCAATCAGAAATTATGGCTACACAACCAATACCCGAATATTTATCACATAAAGAAAATAATATTTTAAATGAACAACAATCGACAATACCTGAAACAGTAGCAGAAACAGCAGAAACAGCAGAAACAGCAGAAACAGCAGAAACAGCAGAAACAGCAGAACCTGAAGATGATACTACTAAGAATAATGATTGGACATTTTTTTAATAATTATAAATAAACTAGCTATTATAATAAATAATCCAATAACAAAAATAATATCAACTAAATTTGGCATATTATATTTATAGAATAAATCATCAATAGAATATATTGTATCAAGAGGTCTTTTATTTTCATATAATTCAATAGTGTTTTTTAATTTTAATTTTTCTACAATTTTAATTGCACATCGTTTACCACTTTCGATCGCAGATTCCATTAACCATAAACTGACTTCAGTATTGCAATGAGCACCAGCAATAAATACATTATTATAATTTGTAGAAAAGAATGGTCGATTATTATTATTTGTGGTATTTACCCATTTTTTATTTCTGCTTTGCAATCGATTATTTTTATATTCCCATTCGTACCATACTTCTTTATTAATAATAGTTAACTTTGTAAATTTTGGATTATTATTTTTGATCAAGTATTCTTCAAATTCTTTACTATTTGAAATTTCATGAATGACTTCATTTAAAAATTCATCTATTGTTAATTCGTCACAACGTCTGTTATATAGTTCTGAATTTTTATATGTAACACATGCAGTACCACTCCATAAACTTTTAATATTATTACCTAATTCTATATCTGATTTCCAAAAATTATCTTGTTGATATATTGTTAAATTTAACTTTGAATTAACAAATATAAAAGCATCTCTTTTTGGTATATTAATTTTTTCACTAAATCCTAATCGAAAACTAATTTGAACATGAGGCTCGCCATATGTCATATTAATAAATTTTTGTAATTCAGAATCAACACCTAATTTATTATTTTTATACAAGTCAGATACAGCATATGGATTTATTGCTAATACATAATTATTAGCATAAATAGTAGAATTATCACTTAATTTTGCTGAAATTGCATTATTATCTGTAAATATTAATTCGGTTAATTGAGTAGATAAAATGAAATCAACACCTTTATTTTTTAATTGAAGATACCAAGGATCAAACCAACCTTCAGATGTTGGTTGATTCATTATTGACCAATTTGTATCAATATTTGATCTAAAATCTTGCATTTCAACATATTTACCAATATGATATATTGAAGCAGAATATGGATCTAAACCTATACCTGGACCAATTGATGCAATATATCTATTTTTTGCATTTGTTGAAATATATGATTCAATAAAATTTGTAAATGATATTGATTTATTTTCTTCTGATCGTAAATTACCACTTAAAAAATGATATGTAATAGCATATAAAAATATTAAGTTATCATAAAGAGACAGATTTTTATCATTATTAATAGAATCTTCAAAATTAATAAAATTAGTGTATTTAATTAAATTATTAAATACAGATGTATCATTCGATTTAATTTCTTTCATCACTTGAAATGTATTAATATAAAATGGTCCATATCCTCTCCAAGAATGTTCAGTTGGCATATTATATGTATATCTAGATGTTCTTGCCATACCTCCAACAATATCTTCTTTTTCCACAATAGCAATTTTTAAATTATATTTTGATAATTCATGTGCTACAGTTAATCCTGCAATACCTGCACCAAATATTACAATATCATATTTTTGCATAAAAATATAAAGATTTTTATAATAATAATATATGGATATAAAACTTTTTGAAGAAAAATTATTAATGTTACTTGTATCGTTGTTTTTTATATTTATATTATTCCATCGACCAGGGAGTAATGAAAAATTATCAAATGTAAGTGTAATATCAAATAATAACGATAATATAATTATTAATGAAAATGGTGTACAGAAAAAAGTAAGTAAAGTATGTAGTCATATGGGATGTATGGTTGATTATGATAAAAATAGAAATAAATTAATATGTCCTTGTCATGGTTCTGAATTTGAAATAAATGGTACTGTAACTGAAGGTCCTGCAAGAGATAATTTAGAAGTAACAATATTAAATGAAAAATTTAAAAATATACAAAATAGAAAAAAATTAGAATGGTAAAAATATAATACATATAAAGAGATATATATAGTATATTTTGATAAAACAAAACCGATTATTAGTAATATTAATAAACGGTTGTGTGACCGAGTGGTTAAGGTGGCAGGCTTAAGATCTGCTGGAGCAATCCGCATGGGTTCGACCCCCATCGCAACCAAAAATTGAATAATTATTTTATTAAAATCGTTCTGTTTTTAATAAACTAAAAATGATAGTATTAATTATACTACTATTATGTATGAAAAATATGCATAGTTACGAAACATATAATAGAAATGAATTAAATAATATGGAAAAAAATTATAAAAATAAAATTAGGGATATACATATTTATAATGTAGTTGAATTGATTACTAATAAAGTAATTGATTCTGCAGAAAAAGGTGAAGATATATGTGAATATAATATATATAGATCATATTATAATATATATTGTAAAAATAAATTATGTAATACAGAATATATACAAGTTATTGTGAATGATATTGTAAATGATGTATATGATAAACTAAATTTAATTTTTTATGATTCAGATATAACATATAATGTTGAAACTATGAGTTTCCAAATTAATTGGAAATAAATAATATATTATCTTTTAGAATAATATATAAAAATGGATGCATATGTTGTTTCGAAATATGTAAAAAAATCTTTACTTGAAAAAAATAAAAAAATTGAACACGCTGATTTTATAATGCCATCTGAAAATCAAATAGGAAATGGCAAGCCATCAAATGGTACAACAGATTTATCAACAACAGATTTATCAACAACAGATTTATCAACAACAACAGTCAATATTACAAACATTGATGTAACAAATATAAATGAAGGTGATATTGAAATTGAAACCGATGATAATTACAAAAATGCAAATATGGTATCGAATAATACATTTTTATTAATGTTAATAATTAATTCCTATGCTGCATATTTAAGTTGGACATGCAATACTAAAAATAATTACCCATTGTCATTGAAATTAGTATTTGCATTATTTTCGTTTATGTTTGGATCATTATATGTAATATATTACATGTTATTTAGATTTGATAGTTGCAATCAATTTAATGTATAAGTGAAATAGTATTATTGTTTGTACAAAGAAAACATACTATATTTGTATATAAAGATAGAAATCTATATTTATATATATAAGATGTCCGAAGAATTAAAAAAACATTATATATTACCATATATAGTAAATAAAAATGGAGAAATATTCTCATTTAAAACAAAAAATATTGTTAAAGGTCGTATAGCAAATGTAGAAAAAATAATTTCATATAAAAAACAAACAATATTAGCAAAAAATATTATATATGAATGTTTTTATGAAAAAATACCTGAAAATCATTTTATTGTATATAAAGATGGTATAATAAATAATCTTAATATTGATAATTTACAATTAGTAAATAAAGAACAATTAGATGAATATAAACAAAATCAATTAAATAAATTAAAAGAACAAAAAATAAGTGAAGGATGGAAAGCACATTATAAATTTTTAAATTATCTTGGTAATAAAGATGGACTTATTTTTAGTATTTATAATAATGAAATTATTAATGGTCATAATACAGATGGTTATATTAGAATTAATATACATGATGATAAATTATATAATAGATATCCAGCTCATCGATTTATATATGAATGTTTTAATGGTAAAATAAAAGAAAAATTACAAATTGATCACATTAATGGTATTAAAACAGATAATACCATTAATAATTTACAAGCATTAAACTCCAAAGATCATAATAATAAAACATTTAAAAATAGTAATTCTAGAAAATTACAAGCAGCCAAATTAAATAAAAAAATATTATTATCAGAATTTAATGATAATAATGAATGTATTACCAAAAAAATATATAATTGTGCAGATGATTTAACATCAATATTAAAATTATCTAGATGTACTATTTCTAAATATACTAGAAATAATGAACAAATTGGTAATTATAAATTATCATATTATAATGATAAAATAGAAAATGAAATTTGGAAGAAAATAGAAGATGATCCTCGATTTATAGATTATCAATTTTCTAATATGGGTAGAGTAAAAAATTTAATAAATAAAATAACATATGGTAATTTATATCATTCTGGATATTATAATGTATCAATTGGGAATTATAAATATAATGTACATTATTTAATATGTTTAGCTTTTCATGGTAAACCTCCTGGAATATATGGTATAGATATAACTGTTGATCATATAGATAGAAATAAAATAAATAATAAACTAAGTAATCTTAAATGGGCTACTCGAATTGAACAAGCAACTAATACAATAAAAGTTCGTAAAGTCAAAGCTATATATTTAGATACATGTGAATATATTGGAATTTATAATAATGCATCAAATGCAGGTAGAATACATAATATTGATAAAAGTCAAATAACAAAATCATGTAAAAATAATAAAATCACGGCAGGTAAAATTAATAATCGAAAAATTAAATGGGAATTTGTATTATAGAATTAATTATTACATAACCTATAATTAAAATCAAAGATTTTAATTGTACAAGTTCTTCCAAGTTTCATCTTCTGCATCACCAATCATCTTATCTTTTTTTAATTGTTTATTAACTTTAAATATTTTAAATGCATTTTCAATATCTTGATTATTAATTTTTTTTTTATCATCTGGTTTAAATAATACTCGTTTTCCATGTTCTATTTTTGTCATAAAAAATAATATTTCAATATCACCGCCCATATTATTAAAATATTTGTAATTATTTTCAAAAAATTTTAATGAAATATCTATTTGCCAATTCATATCAGTTACCATTTTTTTAAAAATTAAATATAATTCTTCTGCAGTATATTTTTCAATAGTATATACAAAAGGAAATCTACGACGTAATCCTTCGTTTTGTGCAAAAAAACATTTGTCTAATGCATCTTTATAACCTGCAATAATACATAATAAACTATCTTTTTTTTCACTTAAATTTTGATTTAATGTATCAATCACTTCTTTTGCAAATGAATCACGACCTTCTTCATTTCCTAAACTATATGCTTCGTCAATAAATAAAACACCTCCTTCAGTTTCGTCAATTACTCTTTGTGTTTTAATTGCTGACTGACCGAGATAGGAAGCGATGAGGTCTGATCGTCTAACAATTCTAAATTTAAAAGGCTCTTTTTCTTTCTCTTTCTCTTTTTCTTCAGAAACTTTAAATCTCAAATGACTTCTACCTGCATTCATATATTCTTCAATCTCATCATCTAAATCATCTTTAGTACATCTTCGTTTAGGTATATATTTAGGTAGTATATGTTGTGTTTTAGGTTTTATAACTCCTAAAAAATAATATAATTCTCCAATAATTTTACCTAATAATGTTTTACCAACACCAGGTGGACCTTGAATAATAGTATGCATCATATCCATTTGTTCATCATTAAATTCGTTTAAAAAAAATATAATTTGTCCAACAATTGAATTTTTCACTGAATCCATACCTATTATGTTTTTTAGTTTTATCAATGATGGAAGTAAGTTATATAATTTTTCTAAATTAAATGTGTATTCTTTTGTAGAATTATATTTATTTGCAAGATTAATTAAATCATCTAATGTATTAATTTCCATATTTAAAAATTCTTCTTTAATTTTTTTCTTTTTAATGATGTTTGAATCAATTTCTTTATTCTCTTTATTTTCGATGTTAATATCATCATCTGGTTTTCTTCTTTTACTCATATTAATATATAAATATTCTAATATTACTATTATCGTAATCTTTTTATATTTAT